ATCAGATTGTTTTAGTTCACCTTCAACAACTAGATTGTCTAAGAAGTCTTTTATCTTGCCAATTCTTTCACCCCCACCTTTTTTATTAGGAACAATATTTAATGCGTCCATAATCTCTTTTCCAGACAATGGGGAAAGCTTTGAAGAACCCTCACCTTCAGCTGATACAGGATCTAATTTATCAATAGTGTCTTGAAATTCAACTATATGAGAAGTGTCGGCATTTACATTACCTTCTTTTCCTACTTCATGAGCAGTTGCTACATAATTAAGTTTGTTTAAGTCATGTCTTAACTTCAGTTGTACTCTTCTATGATCACCTTCAGTTTTTGCAGTCTTTGCAGAAGTATGGTGTTGTACTAACTTTCTAACAGTATCTATCATATCAGAAGGTAGTCGTAAAGAATTAAGGCTTTCTTCTACAATTTGTGCTCCAATAGATTCATAATTATCAAAATTGCTATTATTAGAATTAGCTGTTGCAGGCTTACCTACATTGTGATATAAAATTCCTAGTCTAGTAGCTAAGTCTGGACTTTTTTTATCTTTAGTTATATGATGTTCTAAGGATTTAAGTGTGTGATTCCAAACATCATAGTCATGCCCTTCTATATTTTGAACAAATCCAACCATTCTTTGTAAAGCTGGGTCAATATATTTTAACATGTCATTATCTTTTAAGAATTTTAATCCAGATATTGGATCTTTAGAATATAATATTCTTCCAAATTCCATACCTATACGTTCTTTTGGAAGATTTGATAATAAATCTTTATGTTTTTGGATAGCTTGAGTTACAGAACTATGAGGTTTTAAGTTTAAATCACCAATAAATCTAGCTGCTCTAAGCATTCTTAAAGGATCATCTTCAAATACCTTATCACTATCATCTTTTGGAGATCTTAAAACACCTTCTTTTAAATCTTTTCGTCCCCCAAATGGATCTATAATCTCACCGTCTGGTCTTTGAGCCATAGCATTTATTGTGAAATCTCTTCTTACTAGCTCAGATCCTATATCTGTATCCATACTTACAATATCAATTAATTGATCCTTGCCTAGATTGGCAGTAAGTAAGTTAGGTAAATTTTTTCCACCTTGATAGAATTTCGTCTTAGAATTTTTTAGACTCGCTTCTATATCTTCTTTTGGTTGGAAAGTAATTACATCTATATCTTTTGGGGTTTCTCCTAATAATGAATCTCTAACTGAACCTCCAACTAAATAGACTGGTGTTTTTGAATCAAAATCTTCTAACCAATCATTTACAAAGTCTGGGACTTCAGGCTTGACATATACTGTACTAAGTCTTTCAAATGGAAGCCCTTCTTTTGGATGGACAGTTTCAGAAACTTTTTTAGGAATTAAACCTTCTCTTCCTTGTTTTTCAAACCAAGTCATCTTATCTCCTAATCGTCTTCATGTTCCCAATCTTCTGGAATGGGGTCTCTTTCTTCTTCTTCCCACTCATCTTCATCTTCTGCTTTTTTAGTATCATGATCAGTTCCCAATAACTCTCCTATATTTCTATGAGCAACATATTTACTCTTCTCTAAACTTTTCTCCATACCTTCTTCTTCTTCTTCATCTTCTTCTCCACCACCTTCTTGAATAGCAGCTTGCATCTGAGCCATCTCAGCTTGCTGTTTAGCCTGTTCAATTTGTTGTTGCTGTTGTTCTAATTGCATTGCTTGTTGTTCACCTTGCATTCGTGCTTGTGGAACCATATCTCCACTAACTACAAACTCAAGTTCTTTCATATCTACTTCTTCTTTATCCTTAAGTTCAACACTAAAGCCCATTTGTGCTAATTGACTAGCAATTGCAACTTTCTGTTGAGTCTGAGCAATTATAGTTGCTTCAGCTTTTTCTTCAGGAGTAGGAAGTTCAAGTTTCCAATCCGTAACACCGAATGCTTTTAATAATTGTGGGAATACTTTGTCATGAAATAATCGTTGATCTGATTCAACTACTCTACTCATTACAGTTAATTGTTGCGTAGTAGCTGATAATCCACCAAAAGCTTCAGGCGTACCTTGCCACGTTGGTGATACTCCCCACATAGAAGCAATTCTCTCTCTAATTTCTTGTTTAACTGGCATATAATCCATCTCTTGAAGAGTGTGGAATAATCTTACCATATCAACTCTACCTCTATTGTTCCTAGATGATACTGCTACCATAGGAATAAAGTTTGGATCAAGTCTAGTTTGAGCTGCTATATGAGCTCGTTCTCTTCTTAAGCTTTCAGGATCATCAGTAGTTACCATGATCATAGAAGCTGGCATTTTTCTTTCAAAGAAATACCTATATAAGTTTTTATCCATACCAATTAAGGTAAGAGCTTTTTCAAATACTGTTAATATAGGTGACCAACCATAAGTTTCAGAAGGTGAGAATTTAGATAAATGTATAATTTCTGAATCAGTTAAGTACATATGTTGATTCCTGTGATAATATTTATACATCGCAGGGATTCTGTCATATCCTTTTTTAGATTTACCCGGTTCTTCAGCTACATCTGTTCTATCTAATGGACAGACAAAATGAGCATTTTTTGGTAATCCTGCAGCGTCTAAGTCAAATTCAACTAGAGCAGGATTTAATCTTCGTATTTCTTTTACTTTAGACCCTAGTTTTCCATCTGATAATTCTTCATACTCTTTAGCCATGTATAAAAATCCATCATCAATAGAGTTAACATCATAATGGAATTGTCGTAGAACTTCTTCTAAACTTTGATCAAATACGTTAGCATCAGCAAAAAATTTATTAAATCTAGTTAACTGACTTTTATCTGGATTTTTTACAGATGGGACAAGCTTTAGTCCTCGTCTAAATACTTCACCTGTAATATGTGTTAATGGACCTCTTATTTCTTGTACAGAAAAAGTAATAGTCTGTAAATCCATTACAAGTTGTTGGCGATATGCCATTTGATGTCGAACCCATGTATTAACTACATGATCCAACCCAATAGTAGGAGCTTGTCCACTATCTCCAGTCGATTTCATAATCTGCAGCATGTTTATCTGCTCGTTCAAACTTGAAATAGTCTGAGCTACTTGAGGTACATCTGGAAGAAATTCTGATAATTTAGCCATATTTACTTATCCTCACTGATTTTTTCAACATCTGCCATGCCTGCTAGATTAATAATTGCCTGAATAGCTCTGTCTTTTATTGCATAATTTTCTGAGTATTGAGGTTTTTTTGGTCCCTCTTTATATTTTACTACATTTTCCTCTATTTTCGACAGTTTTTCTTGTAATTCTTGATTTTCTCGCTCTAATGCAAGTAAATCCTCGTCATTTACATCATTATTACCTAATGAAGCATTTTCTAATACTCCAAGCCTAGTTGCCTCTTTAATTAAAGCAATGAAGGCTGCTTCTGTAATAATCTGTACTGCCTCGTTATCATCTGGAATATCATCTTCTACATCAAATTCTTTTAATGCTGCATTCCATGTATCTAAGATTCTCCAAGTATTAGTTGCATCATCTTTTAAAGCAACATACTGAACATCTCTATCTCTTAATAAACTTCCTATAGCCATTCTGACCTCCTTTGTCTATTCTAATTCTTTTAAGCTATGTGGCAAGCACTCCAACCACAACTTTTACAGGTTTTACAACCTGATTCCATTATTACTTGAGGAGAATCACAACAATCTGACTCCATAGCTTTAACTGGTGCTTCCATTGAGTCAAAAAAACTTAATTGATCGTCTAATTCTTCCTCTTTTTTGTCTTTAGTCCCTTTAACCAGAACTTCTTTTTCTCTACTTCCTGCCCTATAAACAGTAATACCTTTACAACCAAGATTCCAAGCAGATAGGTAAGCCGACTCAACATCAGCGAGGGTCGCTTCATTAGGAAAATTAATTGTCTTTGAGATACCTGAATCACAATCTTCCTGAAAAGCTGACTGCATCGCAACGTGATCCTCTGCAGAAATTTCTGGAGCTGTAATGTATATTTCTTTAGCCCATGGTGGTACATCTTCTCTTGATTCTAAAGAACCTCCCTGAGATAAATGTTCCATTAAATCTTCTGAATAGAAGTCATGTGCTTTAGCATCTCTCTCAAAATATTTGTTTACATAATATAAAGTCTGTCCTTCTAGTATATTCGACTTCTTCCAAGCCAAAGCAAATGTTGGCTCAATTCCACTAGAAGTATCAGCTATCATAGATATTGTTCCTGTAGGAGCAACAGTCAACCTACAAGAATTTCTATATTTTTCATCTTCTCCATAGTTACTTTTATCCCATGCAGGAAAAGTACCACGTTCTTTTGCTAATTTTATTGACTGTGCATCAGCTATTTTTCTAATAAAGGACATAATATCTTTACCTAATTTACGTCCCTCTATACTATTATACTTAATTTTCAGCTGAATTAGCAAATCTGCGAATCCCATAACACCTAAACCTATCTTTCTAGTAGCTTTAGTCATTTTCTCTATTTCTGGTGTCGCATACTTATTCGCATCAATTACATTATCTAAGAAATGGACTGATGTTTTTACAACCTTTTCTAGATTCTTCCAATCTACATCATGATGATCTTCGTGATAGAACTTAGCTAGGTTGATTGAACCTAAATTACATGATTCATTTCCTAATAATGGTTGTTCGCCACAAGGATTAGTTGCAATCATTTCACCATATTCTTCTATTACATTATTATCTTTGTTAACATTGTCTAAGAATATCATTCCCGGCTCACCATTTCTCCAAGCCCCATAAATAATCTTGTTAAATACTTCTCTAGCATTTAATTGTCCAGTTATTTCATTACTTTTTGGATTTATTAAATTGTAGTCAGCATTAGATTCTACTGCTTTCATAAAGTTAGAGTCTACCCCAACAGAAATATTAAAGTTATGTATCTCACCTTCGACTTTTTTACATTCAATAAACTCAAGAATATCAGGATGGTATACAGACATTACTGCCATATTTGCTCCATCTCTCTTTCCACCTTGAGTTATCATAGAAGAAACTCTTGAAAGTGTCTTCAACACTTGAATAGGTCCACAAGCAATTCCATGAGTAGTTTTTATCCGATCTCCTCTTGGTCTTAGCTTACTAAGAGCAAATCCTGTACCTCCTCCAAACTTTTGTACCATTGCTATGTCATGAGCAGCTTTCATTATATCTTCCATGCTGTCTTCTAAAGGTAACACGAAGCAAGCTGATAAAGTTCCTTGATCAGTACCTGCATTCATTAATGTTGGTGAATTAGGGATAAACTTTAATTCACTCATCATACTTGTAAAATCGATAGCTGTTAATGCTGCATTAGCATCCATTTGTCCATACTGCATATCAATCTTAGCTATAGCCTGTCCGACTCTTTTAAACATTTCTTCGGCAGTTTCAATAACTTCATTATCTTCATTTTTTAAATAATATCGACTCGTTGCGACTGTTTCGGCTTGCGGGGTTAATTGTGTCACCATTTTGTTCCTTCCTTATTATCCTCCTCTGTATCCACAATACAGACATAGATTTTTTTCTTTTACCCAAAAATTAGGCATACATACCATTTCATCACATGATGGGTTGGGTGCTTTTTGATTTTGTTCCTTATCTTTATTATACTCATTTCCTGTCCATTTTGACAGATCTGGAACTTTTGCTTCTTCTTTGATTGAATTCTTCTCTTCAGGGGACACTGCATCAAGCCAATCAGTAACGCTTCCCAAACTTTCGTATCTATAGATAGTTGTTTCATAACATGCTTGTAATGCCATTGCAATCGAAAAGAATGCATCTCCATGTCCCATTGGGGTTTCAGGAGCTTTTAAGTCATTACTCACCGACAGAATTTGTCCTTTCTGTCTTTCATCTTTTATTAACTTTAAGTTACCCGAATGAACATACTCTTCAAAGATTTGTGCCATAGTTCTCTTACTCTTTTGTGAAAAAGTCATCGAATGCCATACAGTATCTAATCCTCTGTCTTCTAGCTCTCCTCTTGTATTATCTATATATCCCTTCTCTAAACTATAATTTTCAGCGACTTCATTCAAATATTGAATTTGATCTGAATAATTCCATCCATCTAACCATGATTGATGTACTTGTTCTATCTTATCGCCTCTTCTTCTGAATATAACTAAATGAGATGGGTGTCGTTTTTTACCTACGTCAAACCCAGCAAATAGTTGATCTCCAGCTTCCATTTTAAATGTTTGATGTGCAGAAGCACTTCTTAAGTCTTCTGACTCACACTTAACTACATCCTCTTCATTAAAATATGCTTCAGTTGCAAAATGAGGTTGCAACAAAAACTCTGAAGCAAATGATTTTGGTCTTGCTTCTTGTTGTTGTAATAACCATTCCTCATTGTATAACTCAGGCATCAACACTCTTCTAGTAGGTGTTGGGTCAAGAGCTGGTAATACTCTTGATTTAAATCTATCATCTTTCTGCAAGTTGGTTAATAAGTCTCCGGGCATCATTGGAGTACCCAATACAATTACTGGTACACCTTTCAAAGGAATAAACAAACTTTCTGTCATAAAATGATCTTCAACTTTTGTTATTTGTCCAGTATTTAAAGGATTTTCCGGATCACGCAATACGTCATCAGCAATTAATGCTCCATTAACATGCATACCTCTTTTGAAAGAGAATAATCCACCATGCATAATCTCCATTGGTTTCTTATTAATATAATATCTAAAAGAATAATCAGCTTTTGGTGACCTGTTATCCATTAAATCCATTAATACAGGATTCCTTGAAACAGTTTTATTTATTTCAGATAAATGATATCTAGCCATTCCATCACTATATGATAAATATAATACTGAACAATCTCTTTTAGCCTTCAAAAGTCTCCAAACACTGAAAGCATGTCCTAAAATTGTAGACTTAAAATGGAAACGTGGTAGTATTGCAACATAATTTTTACCTGTTTCTAAACATTCTTCGATATCATCTGCTAAAACCCCCACATGCCAAGCTCCAAAATATTCAGGATTATCAAAACTTTGTGAC